TCTGTTAGCTGTTTTTATAAGATATGAAGGGATACCATCGATTTCCATGATGAATCTATTCTTCATCTTCGGTTCGAAGTTGGTATAAAACATATCGTTAAATTCTAATACTTCTGCCATTTTTTTCTCCTATTATACTAATAAATATAGTCCTTTTTTATTTTTATTCAATTTATGCCGTAAATGATGCTCCTGTCGGTAAGATGTTGAAATCTAACACGATGAATTCAGCAGTTTTTGTTGGTTGTAAGAAAATCTGTCCAGCCAATATATTTCTGTCGATTACATCTGGTGTGTTATTTGACTCATCCATCACCACTCTAAATGCATACAATCCTTGTCTTTGTTGTATTCCTTCTAAGTAAGGGTTTACTGTATTCAAGAATCTACTTCTTGTTTGAGAAGTGTTTTGTTCGAATACTAAGTATCTTGAAGTAGAAGCAATATACTTCTTAACTTTAATTAATAATCTTCTTACATTAATTCTATCTAATGCAGATGCCTTATCTTGTAAAGTTTTTTGTCCGAAAGCAACGATACCTTCACCTGGGAATTGTGCGATTGGGTTAATCTTTCCTTCATATAAAGTATCTCTTTCAGCATGTGTTAATCTGTTTAATACAGAAACTGCTCCAACAATTCCACCTCTATTTAATCCAGCAGGTGCAAACCATTCTGCTGCGATAGCATCATTTGCTGCGTATATTCCTGGCATCAATACTGATGGTGGAACAGTAGTTAATTTATTCGTGTTTCTATCAATTGTTTTAACCCAAGGATAGTAAGTACCAACATAGTTAGAATCTACTGCCTCACCTTGTGTAATTGCCTGAGCGATAGTATCTTCTCCATCTGTTACATCCCCAATAAAGAATGCATCTTCTCTCGCTTCTACCATATCAGTTACTTTATCAAATACATAAGAATGTAATCTTCTAACAACACCAGGTACAGATACTAAGTTGATATCAAAATCATCTGGATTAGATACTGCGTTAATTGCTTTTACATAAGCAACTGAACCACTTGCTGTTGAAGTTGATAAATCAAATCCTTGTGAGTTTCCAGCACCCCAATCAGAATCACCATATTTAGCATCTTTTCTAGTTGGTGTTACACCATCGAATCCACCTTGGAAACCAACGATAAACTGTCTCTTGTTAACATCTGCTGCGTTTGAACCTGTAAGTGAATATCCAAATGCTTTTGTTCCACCTTGGATAGTTACAGTTCCATCAAATGCAAATACTGTATTTGCACCAACAGTAGCTGATGAAGGAATTGGTGCTAGATAATTTGCGTTGTCAATTTTTACAACTGCAGTATCTACATCAATACCACTATATAAGTTTGATTTAGAAGCTGTATTTTCATCTGAACCTGTGTTAAATATTACTGCAGGTACCATGTTTTCACTTCCTTCACTACCAACATAGATTGGGTTAGTATATTTTCCATGTCCGAATGGTCCAGCCGTGATTGGGAATGAACCTTCTTCTACACATTCTACTCTAATAAATTTAGAATAGTTTGGATAATCACCATTCATTGTTTGTTTACCATTTGAATCAATAGTAACATTCATATCACCAATTACTTTTTTGATATAGTTTGGTGAAGCTGGGTCTAAGTTAACATTATTAAATGTTTCTAAGACATTTGGTCTTTTATTTGTGTCTGAGTATTTTCTAACACCAACAGAGAATGTTGCATAATCTGTAGCGTTTGATGAACCAGCAGCTTTAACATTGAAAATGATTATTTTATATTCTTGGTTATAATTAGAACCATCACCTAAAGTATGGAATCTAAATAAGTCATGTCTTTCACCAGAAATCAACTGTGATTTAATATAAGGAGTTGTTGCGTGTTGAATATCAGTTGTGAAAGCCTGGTCTGCTAATGTAATTACAGATGCAGATTCTATATTTGAATCTTGTTCTGATGCAAAGTTTTCAAAATAATTATATGCATAAACATTTTTCGAACCTCTTGGGTCACCACCAAATACATCAGAGATATCATTTCCTGCTGATGGGTTAGTTGATGCCGAGATTGCACTTGAACCACTAATTGTTATAGTGAACTCTGATTTATCTGGTCCTAACGCTTCAAGAGTGGTACCATCATTTGATGTACCGTCTCCATTATGTGTTCCAAATAAAGATGCTACAATTTTTTCTCCTGCACTTGAACCACTCACTACAATTGCTTGAGGTCCTGTCTCTGTATAACCACCTACATTACCAACACGAACAATAGTTACTGTTCCTGCTTCTCTAAGGTAGTTTTGTACGGTATATCCTGTATAGTATTCTCCATTAGGTACACCAAATAAATCTTCAAATTCTGATTGTGTATTTACAACGGTTGGTACGAAAGCAGGTCCCTTATGGAAAGGTCCAATTACGGCTGCTCCTATTTCACCAATTCCTTGTGCTAAGAAAGAAAGGTCATTTTCTCTCGTAAATACACCAGGTGATACAATTTTTTCTGCCATTTTTATTACTCCTTGTTAATTTTTGTATATTAATACTCTTATATAAGTATAAATAACTTTTTCCAAAGATTATTTTTTATCCTCGGAAGAGTTTGTTTTTTCTTCTTTTTCTTGTGGAATGAATGTATTTGTGTTTGGGTCGTAGTTTCCATCACCATATTTTTCATTCAATCCTTTAAAAATATCTTGTTCTAATTTAACAAGATTTGAATGTTTCTCAATTAGTTCTTTTTCCATATTGTCAATCTCAGATAATCTTCTTTGTTTTTCAATTTGTACTTGTCCTAATTGTGTAAATACACCAGCAACATCTGTTCTCAACTGGTTTATTTGTGAAACTTCTTCTTCTGTAAACTTAATTTCGTTTGCCATTTTGATATATTTTAGTTAACTATTTGTATATATAAATATATAGTTTTTTTCAAAACATAAATTATGAAACCGTAAATGTTAGTGTTGAACTATAATTACTCAACAATCCATTTGTACCATATTGTCTAACTCTCGCATATCGTGTACCTGTTCCTATATCGAAGGAACCAGCATCAGTAGTTGTAACGAGTGTTGTTTCAGACCATTGTGTTTGACTTATAAGTGGTGAACTAAAATTAGAATTATCATCTATTTGTACATCAAATACATCATTTGTACCATCACCATCCCATGAAAGAGTTAATGTACCATTTGTCCATGCAAGGTTTGTTGGTGCATTTGGTGCAGTTTCATCTGTATGTGTATTACCACCTTTATTGTGTGTGATATATCCATTAACTAGATAAGTATCATCTTGTTCAACATCGATAGAAACAATCTCAACTGTTTTTTCAACAACTTCAATTGAATCAACATTAATTTCAGTAATTGTACCAGAGATATCTCTGATTAATTTATCATTAGTATTAATGTTAAACATTTCTTTAAATCTATATTCACCATCATTTCCATCTTTCACTAACATAGGGTGTTCTGATGTTGCAGTAACTTCCCCATCATTTATATCATAATATTTGTTAGCAAATGAATATGTAATGCCAACAAGTGTTACATCTTTACCAGTTGTACCTAGAGTATCAGATGACCATTCTAAGAAATTTGATTCATCAATACCTAAACCTGTGATTGCATATCCTTGTAGTAAATCCCCTTCTTCTAAATCTCCAACTTCTACAATAGTTCCATCTGCAAGTGTTACTGGTGAATCAATAGTTAAACATAACGCTGCTGAGTTTCCATCATAAGAATCTACTGAATATACAGTTTTAGTTCTTGCACTATTATAATTTGTTGCATGGTCATTATATGTATCTGCATATGTTACAGAAAGTGTATGTGATTGTGCACCCAAAAGTGAAGTTTGTGAACTAGCACCTTGTGGATTCATAGCTCCAATCGAAATATCATTCTGATAATCAGCATTTGTTTCAAGTTCTAAAAAACCTGCCGTATCTCCTGCTGAATTAAATGCTGGTGATACTGCCCATGTGAAATTTCCTGCTTTTCCTTTTAGAATAGAAAACTTATTTCCTTCACCACTAAAACCTAATGTATATGTTTCAGTTGTAGATTCAACTGCATAAGTAAAACCTGTGATTGAACCTACTGAATCAATACCATAACCAGACATTGAAACAATTGTTCCAGCACTCGCATTAAGTGCATTTAGTGATATACCACTACCAGTATCAGTAGTTCTTACTGCTGTACCTAGATTTTTTAAACTGAGTGTATCACCTGATGAAATTGTTGCCATATATGAATTCCTATATATTATAAATATTAAGCAAATCTCTTACCCATTCTTCTTTCTTTGTGAAATTGTCTATCATAAATGATTTAATCGTTTTAAACCATTTTTCTTTTTCCTCATAAGAAGTTTTACTTAACCGTATATAAATATCCTTAAAATCTTTTTTAGATGATGCTCGGTATGGATAATCTAATTCTTTACACCACGATTCATGAATAATTGGTATTTTTCCATAATCAACTGCTTCAAATATTCCATAACCAAATGGTTCATCATTAAAACATGAATGAGAGATTCCCCAATCCATATTATAAAATTTATCCTTAAACTCAGATTTGTAATGATATAATTTTGATTTAGAAGTATCTACCTTAACACCTTGTTTCCAAATCACATTAAATTCCTTTGAGTTTGTGAATATGTACGATGGTATTTCGTCAACATATCTTGGATTTTTTCTACCCTCACATCTAGCTGCAAATCCTAAAGTATTTGATTTACTTAGAGGTAGGTTTTTTTTAAATTCATAAAAATTTCTAATATTTTTATTTTGATATTGTATATCATATAAACCTACCCATATAGAATGTGTTGCAAGTTGATTGATTCTTTTTTCCCAACTAGAATCTAAATAAGGATGCCAAACAAAACTAGAATCATCTCCCATCTGAGATTTAATAATATGATTTACTGAATTATGTAAAACATTAGAATGAATTTTATCTTTATTATCTTCTAATACTTTCATTGGGGTATAATGACCATGTAAAATATTTATTCTTCTTGCATTTTTACAAAGATTTTCTGCAAACTTTACATCATCACCATGCCAATGAGCTTCTATTGGAAATTTATATTCTTCGTGACCTGGTGGTTTATTTCTATGAATTAAAAGTATTGGTTTTATTTTAAGATGTGGTGCTACTAATTCCAACCATAGATTAACCCATGTATCAGTTCCAGCGTTTACCCATGGTCCTCCGCCAGTTGTATAATAAACATCATACATATTTTATTTTTTTACGATTATTATTCCTGCAAAAGTTGTAGAAAAATCAACAGTTACTCTATTTGATGAATTTGTTGTTATAGAATTAGGTAGTTCTTGTTTTGAAGTTGCAGTATTCCATGCTTGAACAATTGGATATTGTTCACCTAAGTTGTGGTCTACTGTATATGAAGATGCACCAGTCACAGTTTCTTTATGTGTTGTTAAATCGGTTATTTGAGATGAACCACTAACAACTCCATTTGTTGAACCAATTGAACCAATGACTCTACCGAATGAACCAGTAGCTGTAAGTGTAAAAGAACCAGTTGTTATAGAATCAGTAGTAACTATTTGTTGAATAGTTGATGAACCATCATTCTTTTCAAAGAATATTCTACCATCGTATGTATTAATCGCTAATTCACCTAATTGCAAATTAGATGTTGAAGGTGCTTTACCCTCTACTGAAGTTCTTTTTAGTTTAATTAATTGTGCCATATATATGACTTTTCTTTTAAATTATATAATTTTACCTATAAATACAAACCTTTATATAAAGATATATATGTATCTATCAATTTATTTTGAAAACAATTACCTTATTTAAGATATTTTGTTTTCTAACTCTTCTATTCTTTGAATTAATTCTTTATTAGATTCGATAAGAAGAGCTACAATTTTTTCGTATTTAACTGCTTTGAAACCATTATCTCTTGTTTCAACTATTTCAGGTAATACTTTTTCAATTTCTTGTGCAATAACACCAATATCGTGGTTACCTTTAAATATTTCATGTTTATCATTCCAATCAAAAGTATATCCACCTATTTGTTTGATTTTTTCATTTGGATTCTGAATTGGAATAATATTATCTTTATATCTTTCATCCGAAGATGCGAATGCTACAACATCTCCTCCAGCATTAAGTGCCCCACTTAAACCAATACCACCTGTAACTTTTAGTGCTCCAGTCGTTTTGGATGTTGAAGCGGTTGAATTAGAAATAGTAACCGCAGCTGAGAATGTCTTAGCTCCACTAAATGTTTGTGTTCCACTTAGGTGTGCGGTATCTGAATCTAAATTAGCAGATGGAAGAACACCAGTAACATCAGTTGTTAAATCAATTTGATTTCTTGTTATTGTTTGTCCACTAATTGTTATATAATCATATGAACCACCAAGAGATACATCAGTTGAATTATCAGTTCCAGCAGCATCTACTCCTATCGTACTTCTTACTTCCGCTGCTGTAATACCAGAAACTAAAGCTGGTGTACCAGAATTATCTTTAATTGCTGGTGCAACATAGTTTGTTGTAGAAGTAACATCAATTTGAGATGAACCACTTACAACACCAGTTCCACCAAATAAAGTTTGGTCACTAATACTACCACCTAAAGAAACAGATGTTCCACTTATAGTAATAGCACTATTTGATAATTTACCATTTGCAATTGAACCAGCCAACTGAGCGTTTGTAATAGTACCAGTTAAATTAGAAGTTGCGTAACCAGTTGCATCTTGTAAATCAAATGCTGGTGTTGCATCAGTATCACCTAATGAGAAACTAATACCACCAATACTAATACTTGAATTTGCTAATTTAGAATTTGCTATTGAACCTGCTAGTTGTGAATTTGCTATATTTGTTATTTGTGATGAACCAGAAACTACTCCACCTATTAATTCAGCAGAGATAGTGTCTCCACTAAGAATCATATTAACTTCACTTGTATCAGATACTGCAAGATTTGTATCATCTGATATATCTATTTGACCAAGTGTAATTTCTTGACCTGATAAAGATAAATAGTTATATGATGAATCATCTAATGTTACATCAGTTGAGTTATCTGTACCTGCTGCATCAACACCTAATGTTGTTCTTGCGTTTGATGCTGCTGCATCATCAATAAGTGATTTACCAAATGCTGATATTGTTGTGTTTGCTGGTAAAGAAAATGTTTTTATATCTGAATCTACATTACCAACTGTTAAAATTTCGTTTTCTGAATCTTTTGCTCCTGCTTTCCAAAAGTCATTGGAAGTATCCCAAAGTAATGAACCACTATTTGTTGTTCCTACTGCATCTCTTACATAAATACCACCATTTGCTCCAGCAGAACCATTTAGTTCTATAATATTATCACCAATTTGTAATACTGAAGATGAAATGAATGATGTTTCACCATTTACTGTCAAATCACCAGATAATGTTAAATTAGCAAATTGTACATTATTAGTTGTTTGAACATCTTGGTTCATGGCGTAAAGTTCGTTATCACCTTGACCAGTATTTACTTTGGTAGCATTTACTACACTATTAAATGTAGCCTCACCCGCTTCGGACATATCTAAAAGTAAAGCATCTATGGTTCCACCACCATCTTGTCCTCTGAATATTATATCTTCATTATTAGCTTCTGATTTAATAATAAAATCTGAAGAATCTCTTTTAAATCTACCAAACGCAGTTCCACCATCTTTTAATACAATATCAGTACCATCTACATCTATATTTAAATCACCACCTATATCTAAGGTTAAATCACCACTATCTGAAATTGTAGAACCATTTATATTAATATCATCTACTGTTAATGTAGTAAGAGTACCTAAAGATGTAATGTTTGGTTGAGCTGCTGTTGTAAGTGTTACATCTGCTACTTGTGCAGAACCTGATACTACACCTCCAATCAATTCAGCTGAAAGTGTATCTCCACTTAAAATCATATTTACTTCTGAAGTATCAGAAACAGCTAAGTTAGTATTACTTGAAATATCAATTGAAGATAAAGTTGCTACTGAACCTAATCCTAATGTTGTTCTTGCAGTACTTGCATCAGAATCATCTATTAGAGATAAACCAAATGTACTAAACGAACCTGTAAATGAATTAAGTGAATCGTTTTTGTAATCTGAATCTACATTTAAAGTTCTTGTTGATGCGATTGTACCACCACCATTCAAACCAGTACCAGCGGTTATTGATACTGAAGAGTGGTCTATGTGTTCGTTTGCAACGAAACCAATTGTTGAATCGTGTGATACTTGTGCTGAACCAGTCACTACTCCCACTCCACCAAATAAGGTTTCATCGGTTATAGAACCACCAAGAGATACAGATGTTCCACTAATTGTTATTGCTGAATTTGCTAATTTACCATTTGCAATTGAACCAGCTAATTGTGCATTTGTTATTGTACCACTTAAATTAGAAGTTGCATATCCTGTCGAATCTGATAAATCAAAAGCAGGAGTAGCATCAGTATCTCCTAGTGAAAAACTAATTCCACCTATACTAATACTTGAGTTTGCTAATTTATCGTTTGCTATTGAACCAGCTAATTGGGAATTAGCTATATTGGTTATTTGTGCGGAACCAGTTACTACACCAGTACCACCAAATAAAGTTTCATCTGTTATAGCACCACCAAGGGAAACTGAAGTTCCACTAATAGTAATTGCTGAATTTGCTAACTTACCATTTGCAATAGAACCATCTAACATCGCATTGGTTACACCACCTGCCTTAACTCTAACTGTATCTGAATTTATCTCAAGAGATGAATCATCAACATTAACTGCTAAAGAAACTGTACCAGTTGTACCTCCACCAGTTAAACCATCACCAGCAGTTACACCTGCAATATCTCCTGAACCAGATTGAATACCAGTTCCACCAACTACCTCTTCTAGTAAAGCCGTGTTATTTATTGTACCACCTAATGTTACTGCAGTACCACCTATTGTTATTGTTTTATTTGAACCTAATGCAGAACCATCAATCTGTGCCGAACCAGTTACTACTCCTACTCCTCC